TCCATGATCTTGGAGTTGCGAATGATCTACTTGATCCTCTTGGATCAAAATCGTATAAATCTTGTTTTGCGAATGTACAATAACCTACTACATCTGCATGAATATGATTAGTAGTTGCCCATTCCATCCAATCATCATAATCCACTCTTAATTCTATGTGAACAAATCTGTTGGCTAATGGAGCCGGCATTCTGTAAGTAACACCTTTGTCACTGTCTCTATTACCTGCCGCTACAATTGAAACACCTTCTGGTAGGAAATATTGTCCTACTCTTCTGTTTAAAATTAATTGATAAGCCGCCGCCTGTACTGCCGGAGCCGCTGAATTTAATTCGTCTAAGAAAACTATTGCAGTTGATTTAGGATCAGTTGGCAATTCTGCCGGACTTGCCCATACCATGTTGTTTTCTTTTGAATTGTAATAAGGAATACCCTTAATATCTGTAGGTTCCCATAAAGGAAGTCTAATATCAATAACTTCTCTTTTTTGTAAATCTGCAATTTGTTTAACTATGTCGGATTTACCAATACCCGGTGCTCCCCACATCATTATAGGTCTTTGTAATTTGATACAATGTGTTAATGCTGATTTTGCCTCGTTTGGCGTTACAGTTCTATTTTGACTGCCTACTGCTTGTTCTTTGTTTTTGGTTCTTGCCATTTGTACACTCCTGTTTAAATGTTTATAATACTATAATAACATAGTATTACAATACGTCAACCTGGTAATTATGGCTAAAAAAGGGCTATTTTATTGGGGTTTTTGCTCGTCTGCCTTGCTCATTGCCCGTGCTAAACCGTATTTTGTGACGTCTCCAGCAAATAACATCAATTGTAGAGCCATTTTTTCCATGGTTACTACAATCTGCTTCTTATCTATGTAGTATGGGCAATCAACAAATTCGTCCAACCAGAGAAAAGTTTGTGGAGTGAATATGATTTTAGCAGGAAACTTGATATCATAGGTTTTAATATCTAAGTCTTTAATCCATTCATAGCCTATTTTTGTTAATCTCAGTGATCTTGCTTGGTAAGATTCTCGTACATTTTGCCACCAACTAAAATAAGCCGCTTTAACACTTTCATCATGTAATGGCTGTTCTTTGAGTGTAAGGAAGGTTCGAGTGTAGGCTGTCTTTGTGTCCATACACTTAATTATCTAGAGAATTTAGTGCCTGATTTTAATAGGTATACACCAAACTTGTCTGTTTGATGTTGAGCATTTAATTTTTTAACCAAGTTTTCTGCGTGACCTGGATTAGAAAATGAAACTTTTTTGTATTTCGGACCGGGGTAGTTTGCCACCAAACTTGATGACTTAAGGTTGATAGGTTTTCCATCATAAAAAACTGCCCATATGCCTTCTGCCGCAAGGACCTCGTCCATTTTGAATGTTGTTTTATTACTGTGTTGGAGTAACACTGTTGGTTTTGGTCTGCTCATAATTTATAGTTATATTTACCATAAATTGCAGAACTATTTTTTATCGAAGTCTCCGCCGTCCATCTCGATGTTTATTGTTTGTGCCTCTTTGGCAGTCTTGAGTGCTTCAATAATTTCTTCTTGAATAGTGACCATTCTAGTCATTACCTGCATTAAAGAATCTGCTAGTTTATCTGCTTCACCGGCCGGAATACGTATTTCTCTTTCGCCTCTTTGACGAAGTGTCCTAATTCGGCCCAACAAATCTTCAATTGGCCGGGTTTGTATTTTGGAATTCTTTGACTGCATTGTTTAATACCTGTTGCATTTCTATTTTAGTTTTCATTGGCCCCTTATATGTATATCTTTGAAGGGTAATCATTTTTGGACAGTATGCTTTTCGCCAACCTTTTTCAAAACAAATTATAAAGTATCCAGCACAAAATTGACTTTTTGATTTTGGTGTTTTTGTATAAACTGGTAGTTGTTTCTGTACGTCAAACATTGGGTTGTATGGATGTTGTGAACAAGGATATCCATGAACATTAAAGTTATCGGTTTGTTCTACAATAGATTCTTTTTGTTTTCCCTCAAATATATTAAATCCAAATTTAGTGAACAGGCTCTCCTGTGTGTGGAATATTTGTCTATGGTCTTTTTTACTTAAAAAGAGCCAACCATTATCATCTTTTTTTTGTAAAGTACCTAATTTTTGGCCGTGTTCTTCTACAATCCAAAATTTATCTTTTATAAGTGTTTTTGCCCGTACTGTCATGACGCTAACCTCGCATTAAAAGGCTCAACATATAATTGTGCCTGCTCACTAATTTTATTTAAATCATACTTGGCACAGAACCTCATGAATCTGACTCCAACTTGATCTATACTTTTATTTTCTGCCTTAGCTTGTGTAATTGTTTGATCTAGTTCTTCTACAATAGCTTCTGGTTGTAGGTGTAAATCAACTAATAACTTATTTCTTTCGTAATCGTCTATTACTCTATGCTCGTTGCCATCATGATCTACCCATTTTGTTAGCATTAAATTATTCCATGTATATCCTTTTGCTTGTCTATCTCCAAATGCATCTCGTAACCCTATTTTGTTTTTAGTACCTTTTGTTCTTACACCCGGATATGCACTAAAAATGTTGTCTGATGGATCACCTCTCATTGCCTTTTCAAATAACATCCATTCTATGTTAGGTGCACCTTTTGGTGCTTTAGTTTTTTTGTCTATTACAGGATTGCCTTTTGCATCAAACCAACCTTCGTGCGTAATAGTTGTTTCTGTAACACCGTTATATTGTTTAACATTTTCGTTTACAAGTTGGTTTAAATCTTTATCTGTGCTTAAAATAACGTGTTTAGTATCAGGGTGCTTATCTATCCAACGTGCAATTAAATCATCTGCTTCTGCTCTAGGGTTTTGTAATACAGTAACATTTGTTTTTGTTTTAATAAAATCACAAAAATCATCATAACACTCCCAGAATACTTTATTTTCATCTTTTTCTTTTTCGGTCATTGCTTCAAACACTTCTTTTCTGTTTCGTTTGTAAGGAGCATAGTGGTCTTTACGCCAACTACGACCTTCTAAACAGAATACCATGTGTGTACCTTCAAAATCTTGCCATGCTTTTTTAATAGAGTTCATAGTGATATGAATAGCCATACCTATTTTTTCGCTAGTGTCTCCACGTATAACGTGTCTAGCACGAAAAAAAGTATTTGCCGTGTCTACTAATATATAGGTCATTTGTTAACCCCAGAAGTCTTTATCGAATGGTTTTGGAAGTTTTGATTTAATTGGTTTCCATATTTTTATTTCTATGTCACCAATAAATTTAGGACGTGGAATAAACCATCCTATTAATATTCCTATTATAATATAAATCATACTATATTATAACATTAACTTTGTGATTTGTCTATATAAGGTGTAATGTTTTTTGCAAATAATTCATAGTGTTTTTTATGCGGGTGTGATCCATCATTTGCTCTTTCTGTAAACGTTTCTATGTGTGGAAATACTGGTAATCTGTGTTGTAATGGTATATGTTTGTGTAACCCCTCTGACCACGTTGATATCCAACATTCTATATTACTTTTATTACATAGGTTGATAATTTCATTACAGCAATTAATCCAATCGTTAGTAATTGCTTCTTCGTCAAATATAAAAGATTTAACGTCTTCTACTGCCCCTTGATATTCGTTTGGTAAGTTCCAATTCCTAGAGTGGACATATATAGGAATACAGCCTTTATATCTTAAGAATTCAAATTCTAAAAGTTTTCTTGTTGCTCCTGGCAATAAACATATGATTTGTTTAACGTAATTACTATTTTTTAAAATATACTTTACATTTTTTAAGCAACCGTCATGGCTTAATCCACTTGAGCCAAAATTATAAACTTTTTTATTAATCAAACTGGGCCATGTTTCGTCTCTGTTTACACCGTGACCAAAAGTAAAACTATCTCCTACACAAAAAACTTCTTCATTAGTAAAAGTTATATCTTCCCAAGTACAAAAATCTTCATCAAGATTGGCTCCTGATAATATATTGTTTTTTAACCAATTTTTAGTAAAATTAATAGTCAACTTACCGTTAAAATAAATGTCTTTGTAATTTTCTATTATTTTGTTTTCAACATACTGATTATTGTGCATTTTGAATGATACAATACTTTGTATGTCTACTTCTTT